AGCAGATGCACCTACATTAGATAAACTTCCTCCACCACCTCCTCCACCTGTGTTTGTAGTACCTGCTGTTCCTGGTGTTCCTGAAGAACCATTAAAACCACCACCATTTCCTCCACCACCTGCACCACCTATACCACCTGGTACTGCATCTCCATAATAACCTGCTCCTGCTCCACCTGAATAATATCTAAACGAACCACAAGATTCACCATTAGAACCAAATGCTGTTGGTGGAAATCCAGCACCTGCTCCACCATCTGATCCTCTTGATCTAGGAGATGAACCTCCAATGTCCCCACCAGCTATTGCACCACCACCTCCACCACCAAATCCAGGAGGAGATGGGTCGCCATTTCCTCCATTGTTTCCTTGAGGTGGGCTAACAGGAGGTGTATTACCTGAACCTCCAGCAGAGACAGGATTTCCTCCACCTGGCCCTGCTCCTCCACCACCAGAACCTCCATTACCACCTGCTCCAGTACCAATACCTCCAACACCTCCAGAAGCTGATGTTATACTTGAAAATACTGAATTATTACCAGAACTACCAGCAGAACCACCACCACCAACTGTAATTGGATATGCTGTTGCACTAGCAGTTATAGTTGAACCTGCTAAAGGTTTTCCTGGATAAGTTAAAGGTGCTATACTAGGAGAAGCAAATCTTAAACCACCTGCTCCACCTCCACCTCCTCTACAACCACTATTACCACCTCCACCACCACCAGCTACTACAACATATTCTAATTGATTACTTCCTCCTGCATTTCCAGCATCTGAAACAGTAAATGTTCCAGGCCCTGTAAATGTATGAATTTTAAAATCTCCTGAAGTAGTTTCTGTTCCACCTGAACCAGCAACAAATGATGCGTCTGGATCAACAATTATAGAAAATGCTCTATCTGATGTAGTGCCTGTTTCGGTAACTGTAATTCTTACTGTAAAATTTGAAGTTGTTGAACTAGCTTGTGCTGTAGCAGTTCCAACAAAAGCACCTGAACTTGAGTTTAAAGTTAAACCTGCTGGTAAGCTACCAGATTGAATTGAATAACCAACTGTTCCGAAAGTTGAACTACCTGTTACAGCAGATAAATTTGCGTTAGGGTCTGATCTTTGTGATGAACCTGCTAATGTTCCTAAAGAACCTGAGGCAGTATTGAAAGTAATTGTTGGAGTTGTTATTGGTGTTGAATCTCCAGAACTTGATACTAACCAACCTTGAGTAGCACCTGAATAAGTTAATGTGGTTGCTTGTCTATTTGCAGTTACACCTTGTCCAGATGTTCCACCCTCAATTTTTTCTCCTGATTGTGGAGTAAAAATAATAGCATTTGTGTTTGCATTAGATACATAATCTATAATAGTTACAGATTCCCCTGCAACACCTGTTGGTAAAGTAACTGTTACAACATTAGATGATGTATCAACAAAATAACCCTCATTTGCTGAAGCATTAAAATTTGCTGTTTTTGGAGTTGTCTGCCAATCTGTTCCACCAACTACATCTCCAAAAGATAAATTTCCTGAACCATCTGTTTTTAAAGATTGTCCATTACTTCCATCTGCATTTGGTAAAGTAAATGTTATATTAGATGCAATAGTATCTGATGCTTTTAATCCAACATAATTTGAACCATTATCTGTATCTTCTGGTAATCTTATTTCTGCACCTGCTGTTGAATTTCCACTAACTGCAACAGGAGAAGTTAAAGAAACAGAACTATCTAACCAATTAACTGTGTTAGCTGAATAATCTATTGTTGCTAAAGATATATCATCTGAGCCATCAAAGAATTTTAATGTTGGATTTGTTGCGTTGGTGGTATCTAACCAAATTGTTCCTGCAACTGCTGAACTTGGTCTTGATGAGCCTGAATTTAATGTATTTAATGCACTTAAACTTTCATTTAATTTTGATCTAAATGATGGGAAAGTTTGGTTATCTATAGTTATTTGAGTTGTTTGTGCCATAATGCGTTTATATCCCTTTTAAAACCCTTTTGCAAGATAGTCAAATGTTCTTGATACTGCTGATCCACTTGAATTTTTAAATGTTACATTAAATCCATTAATAGTTTTAGATTCTACTAAAAAGAAATCTCCTGATGCCATGCCTTGTCCTGTGATACCAAGTGCATAATTATCAGTTTTAAATGGGTTTGTAAACGCAACAGTTTTTGTAGTTGCACCACTTACTATATCATTTCCTGATTGTATTCTATCTTCCATATCAACAGTTACAGTTGCTTGACTAATTACAGGAGTTGTTACTCCATCTCTTGAAATTAACACTAATCTAAACTTTAAGTATCTAGCAGTATAATCTCCTATTACAAAATTTTTAAAATCAGTATATGTTACATTATCATCACTTATAGCTATTTCTAAATGAGCATTTGAGTTAGATGGAGAATCCCCATCAAAAGAACCTGATTTAGCATCAAAAAATCCACTTTCAGAATCAAATAATTCACTTGGGTTTTCTGCAAACTGTGAAAGACTTGCTGTAACCCTTGATGTGTGAACTGCACCTATATCAATTACACTTGCAAATTCATAAGTACCATTAGAACCTAAATTAGTTAATCTTAATAAATTACTGTCTAGTGTTAAATTAGTTTTTGTTCCTGTAAAATTAGGGTTTTCTGATTGAGTTGTTATATTATTAAAATTACCAATCGTTGATACATTAGTTGCAATAATAGTTTCATTAACTGAGAAATTTCCTAATTTATCAATAGCTTTAATGCAATAGCTTCCGACACGAGCAGGAACTACGATTGAAGTTGCTGGTCTTGATACTTTTTCTACTAGCGATACTGAGTTTTGCCAAGTTGCACCACTTGTTAATGTTGAATATCTAATTTGATAATAAGCTAAATCTAAATCAGGTATTTGCTCCCACGATAAATGTGCTTCTCCATTAATAATATTACAAGAAAAATCTTCAATATCACTAGGTGGATCAATAGCACCTATAATAGTTCTATTTGCTGTTACATAAGTTGATGAAACTCCTAAACTTGAAACTGCCTTAACCCTTACATTATAAACCTTTTGGTCAATTACATTTAAAACTCTGTGATTTAATCCTGAACCTTGTGCATAAATTATAAAATCTGAATCTGTGCTTAACTTGTATTCTACTTGGTAATAATCAACAAAGCTATCAGGAGAAGCACCTACAGTTACATCTAAAGCTACAATTACAGTTCCATCATTATATTCAACTAAAGTATCATCTAAAGTTACACTTGCTGGTGGTTGGACAGTAAATGGATTAGGAAGATTAGTTGTAGGTACTGCTGTTGCTTCAGTTTTAGAAGCCCATGTATAGTGAGTGGCTTGATATTCAACAAGTGATAATCCTACAGTTAAATCTTGATTAAAAGTAATTCCAATAACTCTAAAAGGTTTTGCAGAAAATCCTAAAGAACTATGTGTAATATTTACTATATCTCCTATAGCTAAATCATAACCATTAAAATCAACATTAATACCTAAGGATAATGCTTCTCTACTTCTTCTAAGTATTACTTCAGACATTTCTTCTGCTTGATATTTTGATGTTATTGTTGTGAAATTAAATCTGCCCTCTAATAAAAAACCACCATCAGCAGTTTTCATAGTTGCATGGCGATCTGAACTTGGTAATCCTGAATCATCTATTGGTGGAAACTGAACTTCATCAACTTGAAAATTACGATCTGGGTTCACAAATCCAACTATAACTCTATTGTATCTATCATTCTTTGTAGGTGTAGATAATGAATAACCACCTATAATATTATCTTCTGTTAAAGTTATAGAAGCACTTCCTGTTGTTTCTATAATCAAATTATATTTTCCAGCATTATATGGTAGATAGCCTCTACAACCTTTTAAAAATTCTCTAACATTATCTATAATAGGTTTTGAAGTATCTAACGCAGTATTACAATCAAAAATATTTATATCACTACCACCTGAATAGGGTGTTACTTGAGTTACGCAAACTTGTGAAGCATCATAAAAACTTTGTAAATCTATTTCACTTACTGCTAATCCTTTTCCATACCTAGCATTTGTTAAATAATCTAATAAACACCATGCTGGATTAGTTTGATAACTTGCAGATTGTTCAACTAAACTTGAATTATATGTTTTAACTTTTTTACCTTGTATCTTTGCTTGTACTTTTGGGATTCCTGTAAATGCGTCTTGATTCCATTTAAACCTTAAAGCTAGATAACATAAGCCAGATAATTTATGATTACTTCCCCAAGATGATAATGTAGATAATAATGATGATGCTCCTTGACCATCTGTTCCATAATGAGGTTCTACTCTAATTAAACTTGTACTATCCTTATAAAAATTACTATCAGAACTATTTACTTCAACTTCTGTACCATCTGATAAGGCACTTGCCCAAGTAACAACTTTATCATCTACTCTTATTTCTTCTATATCATTTATCTCTCCCTCTGACATAACAATAGCCATATAAAGATAAGTATTATCTGTTCCAGAAGTTTCCATAAAAACTCTAGTTCCCCCTGTAAGTCTTTCTCCATAAATTACAGGAATATTAGAGTCATTAGATTGTTTGTTAAGTAATATACCTTTTTCAAAATCATCAAATTCATTTGTTGCAAAATCAGGAATTTCAGGCTCTTTTGGTCTTAATGCCCAACTTAAAAATAAAGATACACCCAAAGATACTAAAGGGTTTCCCTTTGTAAAAACTTTTGTGGCTACACTAACAACTGCTTTTACTATTCCACCCATTATATATCCTTAACTATCATTCTTTTAATTTGATTATCTTCTACTCTTAACCAAGTAAAATTATCTTTAATCCCTTTAAATTTGTTAGCCATATTAACACACCATTTAAAAATTTTTCTAACATTTGTAATAGCAATAAATTCTACAAATACTAAATTAGTACCTGAGTTCCATTCTTTATAATTTATTTTAGCTGTTCGTTTAAAATGATTAAAAGCATAATCAGATAAATAAGCCCAATTAGTAAAGCCAATTAATTTATCGTTATGATAATGTTTTTTATATTGATTTAAAAATATACTTGGCTTTATATGATGTTGTAAATCAAGATCGTGTAGATTATCATATTTAGGATAGTTTCTATATAGTGAGATAATATCTTGCATTACTCTCTACCCCATTTAATATCTTGTACTGTTTGAGAACTAAAATCCATACCAACATCTGTACTAAAGAATCTCTGCTGTGATGTATTATTTGTTTTACGACCATTTTTTTTATTAAAATCTGCCCAATGTGATACGATAGATAATGATAGTGTACTTGATTTTGGTTGCTCTTGTATTTCAAAGTTTTCTATATTTCCTTTATAAAGTAAAAAAGGATCAGCAACTATAGTGTTATCATCTGCTAATAAACCTCTAAATATTGTTACAGTATCGTTGATAACATTTTCATTTAATACTGTTGAAATAAAGGTTTGATCTGCACCTGATAAAGTTAGTGTAATACTAGATTTACTTACATCTGTTTGTTCTGAAAAGTCAGATATACCTAATAAATGATCTGATGCTGAGTAAGTAACTGATGAGCCTGATACTGATGATGTTAAAGGGAAAGAACAATCAGTAAAATTAACAGGAGTAGAAAAGCCAATAGTTATAAGATGAATAGGCCTAATATCATTAGTCGCTAGTTCGTTCTTTATCGCTGTTGTCAGGCTTCTCGTCATATTGTTCGTAAGTTGTTTGAGTTACACTTTCTGTACCTTTTAACATAGTATATTCAAATTTGCTATTAGGTTTCTTGTATTCTTTAAGATCGTTAATACTAGCATCTATTTGATCTTCATTGACAATAATTTCAGCAATAAAGTCGGCAGTTATCTTATGGGTTATTTTATATTTTTTCACTATAAAGATTCTTCTACATCAAATTCAAATTGATACAACAACGCACCATCTTTAGCAGTTCCAACTACACCAAACTCTTGAATATCGTTTGTTAAATGTACTGTAAATGGAACATTATCATAAGTTACTATAGAATCATCTGCTAATGCTGTAAGTAAAGGTGGCTCAATAGTTACTGTTGAAGCACCACTAGAAGCCTGAACATCTGCTACAATCATATATACTTTATCATGACTAGCAAACTTAATAAAATCTCCTGACTTAAATGCGTGTGGGTTGTCATTGTGATGATTGTCCATAGCAATCGTTGTATCTCCTACTGCGTGAACACCATTAACTCTTACTGTATTTGTTTCATTACCTCTAGCATCTTCTACTTCTGGTGGGATAATTGTAAAGTTTTCTTTGCCTGATCTTTGTTTAACAATAAAAGCCATTAACTCTCCATAAACATCTGATCTAGTTGCTGTAACAATACGAACAGTAAAAGCCCATCTTTGATTGTCTATTTGTCTAGCAAGTTTCTTACCAGATACAGTTTTTGAGATAATAGTATTTTGAATAGACTTTATTCCTAAAGATTCAAACTTAGCAGTAGATATTGGAAAAGCACCTGACATTAAATTAAGTTTTTACTCCCTCTTTCATTAACTGCGTTATTAATTAATTGTGTAATAGTTCCTCTTGATCTTACAAGTAGTTCTTCAAATCCAGAAGCATCTACTGTGTTAATATTAAAATTAACTGTAGTACCACCACCAGTTCCTGTGCCTCTAGCATTTTGTGTAATTTGTCCTGTTTGGTTTGGTACAAATAATTCTGGACCCTGTTCACCAACTAAAATTGGTATTCCTTTTGATACTGCACCACCTTGAGCATGAGAACCACCAATGTTAA